ATATTTATCGATGCTGGAGCATTACAATTTGAAGTTAAGGCTAGCTGGATAGATTTATTACAATTAGTATTAATAACGGTTATAGGTGCTTATTTTGGCGGCCGTAGCCTTGAAAAAGTAAAAAAATAAAATTATGGGAAAATATTTTACAGTAGAAGTTTTACCAGATATGGGTGCAGACGGAGCAACAACTGCATTAAGTACAGCTTTCACAGACAAAGACATTCTATTTGATTGGCACGCTTTTGATATACCAAGAGGAGGTGCTAGATTATTATCTATAACAAGTATTGTTCACGGTACAGACGGTGCAGATCAATTACCAGGTGGAACAACTCTTGATTATGAGTTAATATTTGCTAAAGATAGAAAAGGCATAGCTCCACCAACTTTAGGGGTAAACAACGCTGGTGTAACAGGGGAAGGTTGGTATAATCATGTAATTGGTAGATGTGTAGTTGACAGCTCGTTACAAGGTGATGAGGGAAATCTTATTAGGTTAAATGTAGTGAATACTGATTTAGCTTATAATGGTGGTGCAGCTACTTACGTAAACTCTCCATTAGTGTTACAAGGCGATGCTATAAAGGCACATACCTATAGCAAAGATGGTTATGATAGAATATACGTGGCTGGTATCGCGTTAGGAGGTTTTGATTTTAACACAGGTGTATTATTAAACGAAACTGATTCAGCAACATTAGCAGCTTTAGGTACAGCCGCTTTAGATGTAGACGGTACTGATCCTAGAAATGTATTCGCTGTAGGTGACGTAATTGTGGCACAAGATGGTGCTGCTGTTGGTACTATTAAATCTATACCAAGTGATGTATTAATTAATTTAGAATCAGCACATACTGATGCTTTAGCAAATAATGATGAATTTTTTCATCAATCGCCTATTAGATTAATATTTCATTTTGAAAAATAAAAATAAACAATTAAATTAACTTAAATTAAATAATTATGGCAAAAACAAAAACTAAAAAAGAGGAGATAGTAGACTTAAAGCCTAAGGCTGAAAAGATTACTGATGAACAATTAAAAAGAGTTCAAGAAGCTGTTAATAACATAAACAGATTTCAACTAGAACTAGGAATGTTAGAAACTAGAAAACACGCAATGTTACACAACGTAGCTGGTTTACAAGAAAATTTAACTTCTATACAAGATGAGTTCGTTAAAGAATACGGAACAGCCGACGTTAACATACAAGACGGCAAAATAAACTACAACAATGAGCAAACTGATAAGAAAGATTAGTGTAGGCAAAGACTACAAAAATGACGCCATGCACTATTCTGTTGGTCAGGAAGTGTATGGTGGACACACCATTTGTGATATTATAGAAGAAAAAGATAAGTTTTCTATATATATAAAAAAAGGTATGGATGTGTTACCATGGAAAGACTTTAATAAAAACATGGCTGTTTCTGTTGAATATAACTTAGAGTATTAATGAAAAGTGTTTACAACTTTGTTGTAACACCTAAAGGCGAAAGATACAACAATACTAAAAAGATAGGTGACCAAGAACTTATTTTAAACACAAAAGTTTTTAATCACCAGTATACTAACAGAGAAGCTATAGTTGTATCAACACCTATGATAGGAAATGATTTAGGTATAGAACCTGGAGATACTGTTATGACACATTTTAATGTTTTTAGAAGATGGTATGATATGAAAGGTAGAGAAAGAAATAGCAGAAGTTATTTTAATGAAAAAACGTATTTTGTTAATTTTGATCAAATATTTTTATATAAGAAAAACAAAAACTGGTTATGTCCAAAAGGATATTGTTTTGTACAACCTATAAAAGAAACCGACAAGTTCGAAACAAAAAAAGAAAAACCATCAATGGGTATAGTTAAATACTCTGACGGCACGGTGAGCAAAGGTGATTTAATAGGCTATAGGCCTAATACAGAATGTGAGTTTATTATAGACAACACTAAACTATATAGAGTTTTATCAAATTTAATTACAATCAAATATGAATACCAAGGAAACGAAGAAGCGTATAATCCAAGCTGGGCATAAAGCAGTTGAAGAGCTAATTAAAGTAGCTAAAGAAGCTATTGTTGATTCAGACGATGACATATCAGCTGACAGATTAAAAAACGCAGCGGCTACTAAAAAGCTAGCTATATTTGATGCTTTTGAAATATTAAACAGAATCCAAGAAGAAGAAAATATATTAGAAGGTAAAGAACCTGAAGAAAAAAAAGATAGAGTATTTAAAGGATTCGCAGAAGGAAGATCTAAATAATGTACGAACAAACTTTATACCAAATAATACAACCTGTTAAAAAGACTACTATAAGTAGACTTAACAAAGGCAAGAAGTGGAAGTATGGTTACAACAAAGAACACGACCTAGTTGTTGTTTCTAGAACAGGTGAAATAGGTGATATATACGATATACAAGGTTTAAAAATAGCTTTACCAAAACAACCTAAGGTTATATTTAAACATGAAAAAAACAAATGGGTTAAAATAGAACAACCAAAAGAGTTAAGTAAATTAAAAAATATATTTGACTGGAGAGCTTATCCAGAAGAAGCTAAAGACAAGTGGTACGATTATATAGATCAAGAATTTAAATATAGGGAAGAAGGTTTTTGGTTTACTAATAAAGATAAACCAACTTATATAACAGGTACACATTACATGTATTTACAATGGAGTAAAATTGATGTAGGTGCGCCTGATTTTAGAGAAGCTAATAGGTTGTTTTATATATTCTGGGAAGCTTGTAAAGCTGACAAAAGATGCTACGGGATGTGTTATTTAAAAAACAGACGTTCTGGTTTTTCTTTTATGTCTAGCGCAGAAACAGTTAATTTAGCCACTATATCGAGTGATAGTAGATATGGGATACTTTCTAAAAC